CCATCAACGATGTAATGAACCTTTGATGCAACGTTGTCTGCTAGGTGAACTATCATATCCATGTATGTAATAGGAATAGTTTCTGGCACGGGAGACCATGGCCCAAGGTGACATCTCACTAGTCTTAGAATTGATTGTACTATATCTTCAGATATAAAAAGAGTTGAAGACTGAGATTCAGAAGCATAGTTCTTATCGTCTTCTTGACATTTTTGGACTAGTCTTGCAACAGTGTACGGATGCATTGGATCGTAGTGGAAGGAGTCTTCCCCCTCAAGCTTAATGCCCTTAGTAACATCATGCAATATGCAAGCTGCAAAAACTATATCAGTGTCCTCCCTAGATAGGGAGTATGATTCACACATTATCTTAGCTGCTCTAACAACTCTTTTTGTATGAAGGACATTGCCACCATAGTTGTGCTCGTCAGCTGGATGGTATTTTCCAGAAAAGCTTGATGGTATAGACCAAAAGCTAGAAGCTCTTAGAAGAATTGCTCTTACAAAAGATTTTATAGACTCATCAAATATATAATTAATTTCTTCTAAAATTGGCTCAAGTATTTTGTCTTCATCTTTTCTTGGTACTACGCTATTATTCTCTGATAGAATTTCATCAAGTATATTATTTGACATTTATCTGTCCATCTTTTTTTGTGCTGATATTCCATTTAGAACAGACTGCATCGTGCGGGCATGAAGTGCAGTATGAAATCATACCTCTTCTAGGTAGGAATAATTTGTCTTCATGCAACGTAGTGCACCATGCATCTACTGTTTCAAGATCTTCTTTCTTACTTTCAAACTTAGTAAAGTTTGGTTTAGGATTTAATAAGTCATAGTAACCAAACTCTGTTATATCTATTTTATTGCCGTACTTACTAAAGTAACTCATATTCATCACAGCAAAGTCTGTTGAGTACAAGTATTGCTTCTTAAATTTAATATTGAAAACCCATTTAACTACATACACCTTTTTATTATGATGGTATATTAAATCAAATTTGTCGGTCACAGCAACCTTATTATTGACCGGTACTATGAACTCTTCATCTATTGCTATGGGTATAATTCCACTGTCTGAAAAGTTTTCCGAGATAGCCAACAAGGCTGAAGCTGCTCTACTGGTGAGGCTTGCATTGTTGCCATAAAAACTTTCATGTTGCTCGTGCGTTATATCATATGCCGTAGTACCTTTGGGGTACCATATCTTTTCCCATCTGTTTAATAGGGAAGCATACGACGGAACTGAACCTGATTGTTTCTTGTAAAAAAAGAAATTAACAATACTCTTTAAGGCATTTTCATATCTTATGTACGTAAGATCTCTTCCACCTATCTTCTCGGTGAGCTTGTCTACGTGTCTGTAGTCATATAGTCTTCCACATAGCTGATAATCTTTTAATTCTTTAACTGTTAGTTTTAACATAATTTCCTAAATCACTCTCATTGAATCAGCTAAATCGCTGACATCAAAATCTGAATCTTGCTTGTAGTTCTCTTGAGTAATTGCTTCATACTCTTCATATGTTTTTCTTTCATCCACATATCTCACTAAAGGAGAATCGTAAACAAAAGTAGATCCTGTAATTCTATTTTTTGGTATCTGAAGTTGCATGATATTTTCATCTTCAGAGTCATCACCACTAGCTAGCTTTTTATCTGTAATGAATATTGTTACTGCACACTTTTGCTGTATAGCTAAAGAACCACCAGTGTCAGACTGTTGAACAACTTCTCTTTTTTCTTTCATTCTATTTGAGTTTTCCTGAGCAGTGATAATAAGCACGCAGTTCATATCTCTGGCCAGCTTCTCTAAGCGAACCATCATCTCTTCAAACTCGCCCCATCGAGGTTTACCTTTTCCACCTCTTGTAAACATAGATTGGATTGTATCTATAACGATAACATCTGGAACACGATCGTCACTTCCCATGATATCTCTAAGCCATCTCTCTAAATCTTCAAAATAAGGAGTCTCAGGGTCGTGTCTAACCATGAACCTATCCCCCCATTCATTAAGCTTATCTCTAAAGATTCCAAGATACTTACTTTTTTGTTCTTCGTTCCAAGTTGCTGACTCTTTGTAAACATTCTTTCCAATTATTTGAGTCATTAAAACTCTTTCCCAGTGAGCAATTGCTTCTTCAAAGTTTACATACAACACCTTGTAGCCTGAATCAGCCCAGTGATTAATCAGACATTTTGCGAATGTACTCTTGCCCTTTCCTGATCCTGCAATTATTGCATGCACAGCGCCTTTGAAGAATCCACCTTCATCAGTATAGCCCATAGCTCTATTTAAAGCTTTGTATTGAGTTGGCAAAAAGTTTGGTATCTCTAATAAGTCTTCTGCTCTTTTCGATATGTCATTAGCGGTAGTTACACTATCTAGAGGGTTGTAATTCAATTCGTTTTCAAGATCTTTAATATCAGAAGTAATCTGCGCTATTCTTGATATGTCTTTTTCATTCTTTTCTCCCTTTTGAGTTATTAAGATCTGAAGTTCTTGTAGAGAATCTAATTGTTTTCTCTTATTGGCCTTGTGTTTAACCAACTTAGTAATAGACTCCGGTGTAGACAGCTCCATGGACATTAGAATATCCATCATTGCGTCAACCCCAGATGTTCCACCTAGAGCAGAGTAAATGTCTGTCTCTGAGTCTAACCACACTTTAAAAGCTATAGGGTTTACTTCGTCTAGTTTTGTCGTATGATGATATGCCAGTAGTGCTTTATAAAACTCATTTATCCCAGTCTGACCATGTATGGTGCCTACTATGTCTTCTGGTAAAAAAGCATCGAAGAAAACTATTGCATCTTTTTCTCTAAGCGAAAGAGCAAATATCTGATACTCGACTGGGAATTCTTTTTCTTTTTGTTCCGTGTCTAGTTCAGTTTCCATCTTGTTTTCTTTTTTCTTTCATTGTTTTATAATAAGCTTTTCTACTTTCAGAGTTCTTCTTCTTAGCCTCTAAGTAAAATTGATTATTTTTTAATGTTCTTTTCTGAACACGTACTGGCACATTGGGTGCACTCTTTATGGCCTGTAACATTCTATCATAAACAGACTCTTCTGATAGGTTGTCATTGTACCTAAATACGATAAGAGCTATCCCTAACTCTTTGCACATCTGCATCTTTTTTTCATCTCTTTTTTGTGCTTCTTCAAATTCATACTTTGTATCAAAGAATCTTTGAGTATAAAAAAAATGCTGCCTACCATGATACTCTGCAGCTAGGTTGTACTTTGGGCAATAAACATCTAGTCTTAGCTTATCGCCTAGGTGATGCTCGTTAACGATTTCTTCTCCTGGTAAAAGTTTTTTCATAACTAGAGTCAGGGCAGTTTGGCCTCTTGACATCTTTTTATTTTTATCTTTTATCCAAGAAAGACCTAATTGTTTTATTCTTTTATTTAGGTCAGGAACTGAATATGATAGTTCTGCTGCTATTTGAGTTGTAGATAAATTGCTTTCAAACAAAAGATCTTTGAGAAACTCATCATCGTCTTGTTGTTCTTCCCATTTTTTCTTCAAGTGCACCCTCTTTATTTCTATCAAATGCTCGTGCTACAGTTAGTGTTTTTCCAAAGTCTAAGATTGACATCTTTGTTTTTTCCCAAAGCTTAGGAGCTATAGCAGAAGCAAACATAGGGCAATCAAGAATGCACATTTGATATTCACCATCGAACTCAGACACTTGAGCTAATATTGAATCTACCTTATCATAAAAATCATTGTATGGGACTTGTATGAAAGCAGAGTCTTTAGAAAAAAACTTTCCAATATTTGATTTATGCTGGAAAGAGATTACCAATACCTTGTTATGCTTGAAGTAGTACTGCATGAATGTTTTAAATATGTCATAGTCTTCATTGATATAATTCTCAAGGAAGCATGAATCATAAAATACTTTATCCTTTAGGCCAACCTTGCTAAGCTTATCCTGTTGTGAATAGATGAAGTCAGGCTGTATTCCTGCAATATACTGAGGGTCATTAGAGGTGATGCTAGTTAGTATTGATTGAACAAAATTCTTTGGTGGTTTTTTATCGCCCTTAATATCGCCAATAATAGAAAAAAATGAAGATCTCGTATATGATACAAAGGCAAATCTTTTTTTCTTTTCTATAAGATCTGTTACTTTTATTATTGTTTCTTTAGTATTATATGTTTTCATTTTAAGTTCCAATTTACTAGTACAGGATTAGGGTCTATTATAGACTCGATATGTTGAATGTTATGAAACTCACCTTTGTCTATGGACATATATCTCTTATGCTTAATGATCTTATCTTCATCTCTGATGTAACCAAGGTGCTGCATTGCTAGACCTGAGTGAACCCAATAGTTCTTTTGTCTCAACCAATCAGACACATATGTTGGCTCAGAACCACAGGCTAGTTTTTTATCTAGGAATGTGCCACCATTTGTGTATCTAAAAATTCTAGAACTATTATTTGGAGCCCATAATTTGTCAACCCTATACTGTGTTTCGTTCCACATATGATAGAACCTAACATTGACCACATCATAAGGGCTTGACTGCAAAACCTTTTTGAGCTCTATGCCATCTTCGTGAAACAACATTTCATCGCAATCGATTGCTATAACCCAATCACCCTCTTTGGCTACTGTTTCTAGATTCTTCCAGGCATTAAGTCTAAGGTGACCTTCATGCTTCTCGAACATTGTTTCACTGTTGCTGAACACCTCTGCGTACTTAGACGCAATTTCTATTGTATTATCTTCTGAGCAGTCATCTGTAAAGACTATCTTATCTACTTGAGTGGAGAGTCTTTCAAGTACTTTATGTAAGAATCTTCCTGATTCATTTTTTCCCACCATTTGTGCTATTAACATTTTTCCTCTTCATAAGTAAAGTGGAGGATTAGGAAAACCCAACCCTCCACTTAAGATGCTGAATATCAGGCCGTGAATTCTTCTAATTGCTCACGTGCTTCTACTGACGAAATGCGCTCAATTTCTGTTGACTTAAACAGAAGCTCTCCATCTGATCCACGGCGACCCATGGCTACTTTTTGTGCTTCTGCTTTATTGTTGGCTTTGACCAAGCTGGTTGTTGTAACAGCAAAATATTTGAACTTATTGTCTGACATTTTGTTTTCCTTTTATTGATGGCTTTCGCCTGTTAATGTAACGTCTGTAATTATATCATCGAGCACTTGCGATATCAACTTATGAGCAGTATTATTTTTAGACTATAATTTAGATCTAATAGCTGTAGCAGATATAGCTTGAAGTTCAGGAGAAAGATCAACTTTTTCTATTTTGTATCCAACATCTCTACCATAAATTATATTGGTAATGTTTGGAAATTGAAGAACAAAAGGATTTTTTTCTTTTGATTCAATAAACTGTTTAACTTCAGAATAAGTAAAGGGATCTTTTTCTGAGGTATTATAAGTAGATCTAACTCCAACTACAACTTGATTAGTTCTTTTGTGGGCTTCTATCTTGAGTGCAGAGTGTCCATCATGCCAAGGCTGATAACGGCCAAGCAACAAAGTAGTTGGCTTAGTCCAGTCTACGAGCTTAAATCGATCAATAACAAAGTCAACTTCTTGTTCAATAGTAAGATGTGGCTTTATTCTAATGTCATAATTTATTGGATCTTGCCATATAGCGTTAGTATCTTTATATTGACTTTCATCTATTCTATCTACCCATATAATTTTATCGGCCTGACCAAAAGATTCTCTTGTAGCCTCTGTAGGACATATGAAGTCAACTACGACATCTCTATCTTGATCAGAAATAAGTCTGGCAATAGCCCCAACTCTTCTCGCTTGTTCTATACGGTCCTCTATAGAGAAGCCGAGATCAGAGCTAAGATCAGCTCTTACTGCATCAGCATTAATATGAATTGCGTTAGTCTTAGCTGCCAATTGAGTAGCTAGCGCTGTTTTGCCAGCTCCCGGCAAACCTATAATTAATATTATCATAAGATAAACCTATCTTTTTTAGTAGTAGACAATCCTATAACTCTATCATAGGAGTTATAAGCTAGTTGCATTATATCATCAAACCTAGAGGTCATAAGATATTCTTGCATTTTGATATCACGGCTAGAATGAGGCTCTACTTCATGAGGATCTACATATTCTGTAGCAGGTAATAACTTAGCAATGGACTTTGTTAAAGAATTATTGTTATCGCCGGCAATAGAATCAAACGGAACAACAAAGATATCATCAATATTATTGTATATAAAATCTGTCATTCTAATATAGAATAAAAAACATTTTTCTATATAAAGATAATCATCTTCAGTATAGATATAATCCTTTAAAGGATTTAAAATTCCGTTTACATTATTGTGATGGATAAATTCAGATATATAAGAACTGACTGATTTTAAAGGATCTCTAAAAGTAGAAAAAACAAAATGATTATCACTAATTGCCTCTTTAAAAGCAACTTCCTTATGACACAAGGGAAATGGCATAGCTGCTTGGGAAAAAGCTAAAAGGATCTTTCTTCTAAGATATCTATTGCCTTGTCTTGGAAAACCGTCAACAGTAACTTTAAAAAAACCTTCTTTTCTAACTTGAAAATCTATGTTATCTATATAGAGATCATCAGTGGTCTCAACCCATGCTCTATTAATTTTAGACCATCCACCGGAATCAGGAGCTAAATATTTTTTCATATTTGTACCCTAATTAATTGGATAATGAATAGTTATATATTCTATGGCATCTTCTATGTTTTCTAAAATTTTAGTTGACATATACTTCATGTATGGGCGATCTTTATTTTGATTAGAACACATTACTATCGTTGGCTGATCATGCATTTTAGCCCAGGCCATTTCGTAGTCAGTTCCTATGTACGCACGATCTTCTAACATATACTCAACCAAAAGTATATCAGACTTCTTCTGCATGAAAAGATTTTTTTGCACGATTTCTTCCGGACACATGTTGTTGGCTTCAGGTATGGAGGTTGGATCCAGCACTTTGTACCCACGCTGAGACAACATAAAGGTCGCTTCTTTTCTCCACCCTTTTGCATAATCGCCAACATAATCCATGGCACCTGCCAAATACACTGTAATACTCATACTGGCCAATGGTACTCTAGGTTTGATGGCTCGTCAAAATATTCAGAGTAATATTCATAATCTTTTCTAAGAAGATTAGATCTATGAGATCTATGAAATACATCTTCGCCAAACCAAGAAGGGTATATTATTGAAGAATGATCTACGTCTTCAAACTTCATATTATTTTTATAACCTCTATCTATCCATTCAAGAATAGTATAGTTTTGATACAACTTTAAAGCTTCTTCATATCCAGTCCACATTCTTGTAACTGGATGATTGCGCCAACCCTTAGTGGGAGTTCTTTCCATCAATATGTTAAGGACCTGGAATGTTTCTACTCTTTGTTTGCCCAACCGACGGTAGTCTAAAACCTTTACTGATTGCACAAAATCAGGATATGGTAAAAATGTTTGCATTATTTTTCTTTCTTGAATTCCTGGAATGTCTTGTCGCCTACACCAAAGTATTCTCTAGCTAAGCCAGCAGAAACTATGTCTGTATTTAGACAAGCTCCTGCTTCATTCCATACTTTAGCAAGTATTCTTCCGTATTTCTCATTTTTATCAAGAATTGTTTCTATTTTAATTTTGCTACCTGCAGCTGTGATCCATTGATCAGTAAACTCTTTAGCAGCCAGCCCCATTTTCTTTTCTTCAATATTTTTAGTACGGCTTTCCGGAGTATTAACACCATAAAGTCTTACTCTACCTTTTCTAAAGGTATCAAATCCTAAGTCAATAAGGATATCAAATGTATCCCCATCAACTATTTTTTTAACTTCTGCATTATAGATCCACGGGTTTAATTTTTCATTCATTTTATTTTCTTTCTTTTTATTGCGGAGAAAAGTTTGCACTTATAACAATTCTTTCTTCCTTATTTAAGTGCAAGCTAGTCATGTGAGGAATAGCTGAATTAAAAATTAACAACATTCCTTCTTCTGGCTTTATTTTAACTTGATATTCAAATGTATTAAAAGCTGTTACAATGAATATTAACTCTGCACTATTATCTGGCACATTAGTATACAATGTTATGGATAAAAAATCATTTAAATTTTTCATATTAGGTCTTTTATGACTATGATACATAGTTGATTGACCGTAGCTAAGTACAATCGCCCAAATAGCATCGCACTTCATTATTTTGCCAGATACTTCAGAGACTTTGTCAGTAATAAATGACTTTAGTAAATTACCTTGTTCAGTTTCAGGGAAAATACTATCTTGATATCTATTGTCTGTTATGTCTGAGGATCTACGTGTATTGCTAATTTCTTTTATTTGATTATTTATTATTTCAAAATTAAAATCTTTTATCATATACTTCTTTACGTCAAGATTAATTAACTCTATTGGATCGCAAACTTCTGTTTCCACATTAATCTCTTTCTATTCCTATGTGATCGCATGCTTTTCTAAATATTTCTCTACTTATAGGGAAGTACTTGTCTGCGTGACTGATGCCTTCTCCTGGCTTTGGCGTTGATGCATGCCAGCTATGACCAATCGATATTGATCCATCATATACTACGTTGTAGCCTAAGTATCTTGCAAAGTAGGAGCACCAAGTTTCTTCATAGTAGTGTGGCGTTGGCAAAAAAGCTCCTATTGCATCAGGGTATAGTTCTCGATACTTTTTATTATTAGTCATATCATCCCATACATCTCTTCTTACAAAATAAGCAGATCCTGATACTGTAACGCAATCAATCTGATCCTTATAAAGAGAGTCTTGCGGATCATGCTCTCGCCATCCTCTATGCTTAGGTTGCGTATTGGTACCGATTATTCCTGCATGAGTT